CGCCAGCGACGCACAAGAATGCTTGTGCGTCTGCTCGTGTATGTACTAACGGAAAACGGCTCATCCGACGATTCGAAAATCGGTCGGAAGCCGCTGTGATGCTGGACCTCAGGGAGAACGTGACGGGTGGCAACAGCTTCGGTTTTAAATCGAAGAAGTTTTGACCAACCGTCATAATCTCTTATAACTGAGGGTGTCTTTGTTTCGAAGACATAATATTGCATCTTCTGAAGATGTTTATTATATCGACGACGTAAGGACTTGGCATTACCCGATGATACGCGTAGGCTAGGGCATGTCAAAGACATGCTCTCGTCTGGAATGGGTCCATAAATGGATTCCAACTCCCGTACGATTAAATCGTACGTAACGTAACATTGTTTATCATAGAGATCATTCGCGTAAGCGATATAACTTAGATAAACATTAGGGCTGCGAGATGATGACCAGACCGTTCGAAAACGAACGGGAGTGACGTCGACGCCGTTGAAAGCGTCCATGCCACACGACTCTCTAAAGAGTCCACTGATGCAACTCTTGTCATGGTTGATTTTCAACCCAAATGACTCAAGTTGTTCGATTGCGCGCACGGTATAACCCGTTGGGACAATCACATCATCACCATACACTAATATACGCTCTTGCGTATATGCGTCAGGAGCTGCTGCAGTCAGTATCGCCCAGACAGTTAGCGCCAGTATAGGGAAGCATAAAGCACTTCCCATTGGTGCGAACTTCTTAAGCTCGAGTACTGAACCGTCAGGCAGCTCCGTCGATGAACTCCTACAAGCCTCTAAGTATCTATAGAGATACTCAGGGAACAGTAGGCGAACTAGATCAGCGCTTACTCTATCCGAGGCCTCGTTGAGGTCAAGGGTCGAATACCGTCCGTTTTTAGAGCCATATAAGGCTCCTATACGGTTCGGGGTCTGATCGGTGAAGAAAACATTGAACTTTGTAAGTTCATGTTCCTCCACCCAACGAACAATAGCCCTGCCTAGCCCTTGCTGAATCCATTGTTTATCAACGGGTTCGCAAGAGATCAGCCTAGGGCCGCGACTGTCTTTCGGCACAAGGATAACCTTAGCCGGAAGTTCATCGTCCTTGATAGCGCAAAAGCTATCAAGTCGATCACAAACATGCGCCGGTGAAACGAAATAATATTCGTCCAACGGGTACATTTGCGTGATCTTCGCCGAGACATTACTCCACTCGTACTTCTCCTGAAGTTTTTGCTTGGTAGCAACAACTCCAGGGCCGTGCCGAG